ACCGAAGATTCCATTGTATATCCCGTGTTCCCACTTAAGCGCCTGCTCTGACACGTGTTGGTCAAAGCGGCTAGCATCCACGCCGATGGCGACGGGGCATGCAAACTTTTGCCACTTCTTGGCTATGATTCTTCCTTGCTTGAAGTTGTCATAGCCAGAAAGCACAGTGGGGGATCCGAACACACTATCGATAGCGTGCATGATCTTCTTCTCGTTGAATTTCAAACGAGTTCCTAGGATAATATTGTACCGCTTGCTGCGGGGGCAAATCAGCCGGGGGGCGATGTCCTTGGTCATCCAATGTTTTTCCTTCTTGAGGAAAGCTTGCACATTAGCATCCCTCTGTTGGTAGGGGGTTGTTTTCAAGGATGCAATGGCTTTGTGATACATGGCCCTCTTTCCTGCGCTATAACTGTTAGCCAGGAGTTGCGCTGGATATGTTTTACAGTATCCCACCTCGTCGATAATGGACTTCTGGAAGTAATCCATCGTATAAGTGAAAATGTCATGCTCAGGGCGGGGGGGGTAAATGGGTTTGTCCCCCTTTCCTACTGTAAAAACTCTTCTCTCCACTGCGACAAGCGCGTTGTGCAGGGAGGCATTTGGTGCCTTATATACTAAACCTAAGTGGGTTTGGCTAAGGTATCTAATACTACTACTAACCTTACGGAGTCGGGCTCCGTCTGTGACCGTAATCTCTGGCAGCCCGAGAATGGGAAATGGGCTCTCAAAACCAGAGGCGGTACAGAGCCCCTCTAAAAACCCGCAGAGTCAAGCACGTCCATGCGTTCCCGCCTGGCGCGTGCTTCAGGACTCTGTAGCACCATCTTTAATTTGATGTCTTTCATGGTTGGAATTGGTACAGACATCGTTGCGCATTGCTTTAGATATGTTTTGCTGGCAATGTCGAGTTTGAATTTGTCCCCTACGTTTTCTACGTAGCGGGCGATGGTGGCGAGAGACAGTTCATCAGCGTTAAGAGTTGAGTTCTTCAACTTGACTGTCTCTGTTATCCAAGTGGAGGCGGCGTCCCTAGCTTCGGCGGTGTCCTTGATGGACCGCACCTCTTCCAAGATAGGTTCGAGGTGTTTCGATTCTTCGCCGTTCTTTTCTTTTGTGACCTCCTTCATGAGGCCAGTCTCCACTTTCTTGACCTCTGTAAAGCTGTAGAGGTCTTGCACGTCAACGGGGGCGAACATTTCCGCTCCAATCTTGGCAGCGGCTTTGGCATTGTCCTTCGCCTCGTCTTTGACGTCCTTCACCAATCTGAGACGACTACGCAGATCGTTCCAGCAGTTGATGAAGCCGCGGCCTTTCTCTTTGATGTATTTCTTGGCCGCGCGCACCTCAAACTGGTGCTGTTCGTCTAGAAGTTTCTCGAGCTTTTCGCTCTTAACTTCTAGCTCTTGCCTGGTGGGCTCGCAGGAAAGTGGTGCGTAGACACCACCTCTAGACTTCAGAAAGAAGTCGTTCCAAGCCTCGGTCACCCCTGATTTGGATTTTTGGGCGACCAACAGTTTCAAGAGGCTCCTGGCCTCTTCCACCTCATCCTCCCTCTCGGCGAACTCCTCAGCGAGTTCAGCCTCGAAGTCCTCGATGTCAGCCATGTGCCCAAAACACATGTTGACAAAGGCGTCATGGGCCTTGAATTGCCCGGATATCTCCATCAGCCATCGTTTAAAAGAATAATATATAGATTTTAGCCTAGAGTAGCAATGGCTGATGAAATCTTTGACCGCCTTGGCACTAGCTCCTATCAAAATTTCGAAGAACATGGTGGCGGTAGGGGAGGAGAAGTGGCTCTCAGCTAGTCAGGCGATGAGAGGACCGTTTTCGCAACTACTTCTCGAATACAAAACGAGTGTGTAGTGTGTTACAAGCACGTAACAGCTTTTGTG